TCAACACGCGCTTCCTGACGAGTGCCAGACGCGTCAACGAAAGAAAAAATGCCGTCGTATGCCATGGGAGTATCTCCTAATCCTGACCTGTTAGACCCGCTCGATCAGAACGGAGTCACCCGCGACGCCGGTGCCGGAGATGATCCGAAGCACGCGCCACTTGTGCGTCGCCGGAGTGCCGGTCTTCACGACCAGGCCGCCTGCCGTATCGACACCTTCCTGCGTGTCAGCGGTCACCAGATCGCCGACGGCCATGGCCGTCCCGCCCTGGTTGGCGCCGACCTTGCCGATCGCCCGTCCGCGGCGCTGGACCGTGCCAAACGCGAAGCCAGAGTTGTAGGTCTCAGGCTCGACGCTGACGAGGATCGCTTCGATCTCGTTGGTCGTCGCGCACAGGACGTAGTTCTCAGCCGTACCCAGCTTCAGCGCCTTGCCGACATCGTTGTCGGTCAGCTTGGCGTTGGCGGCGGCACCGAGGCACGCGGACTCGTACTGGGCCGCGTCCGGAGAATGAGTGTTGGTCGTAAAGACAAAAGCGGACATGGTAAATCTCCTGGAGGTAAGCCTTACTTACGGCCGATGGCGGTCGCCTTCTTCGCGGCCTCTTCGAAACGCGTGACCACTTCGGTCGGCAACTTCGACTCCTGGGTGGGAGGCTTGGAGACCGGCCCTGCGGCAAAGCGGGTCACGAACTGGGAGTGCGCAGACTCGTGCTGCGCGACCACAGCGCTATCGGCTGCGTCTGCGAGCGTGTCATCCGCGGGCAGCCCGAGCTTGATCCGAAGGTTGCGCGTGTGGGAGATCACGATCCCACGGTACTGCTGCAGGATGGCCTGAGAGGAATCCCTCTCGGCTTTGACCTGAGCCAGCTCGACGTTCGCTTGGACCAGCTTTTCGTTCAGCTCGGACAGCAACTGGGAGATCCCAGCAGACTCATGAGTGGCTTGGGCCTGGACGGGCTCGGCCGCTTGCGCGGGCTCCGGCGCCTCTACGGCCTCCTGCTCCTCGGTCTCTTCGGTGTCTTCGAGCACAATGTTGGGGTCAACGGCAGCGGCGGACGCTGCCAGCTCGGCCTTGGCTTCGGCCGTCATCGGGGTCTTGCTCATCGCGTATGCTCCTGTTTGGGATCCGGCAGGTGCCGTCGTTCTGGCCGAATTGATGACGTCATTAAAGGTCTTGATGTCGTCGATCAGGCGCATGGCCAGCGCCTCTTCCGACGAGAACACCGCGCCGGAGCCGGCCGACTCCTTGAGGTAGTCCATGGGCAGGTTGCGATGCAGCGATACATCAGAGAGGAAGCTGTCGCGCGCCCGCTCCATCCGGGTCAGCAGGGCGTCGCGAGCCTTGCCCTCGAGCGGTTCGTACGGTGTGCCGAGCGCTTTCTCAGGACCCAGCCGAAGCACCGTGACGTTGTGCCCCATCATCTCCATGCGCTTGGAGATATCGTGATGCACCGCCACCACGCCGATCGATCCCAGCTCAGCGTCCCTTGCGGCATAGAGCTTGTCCGCAGCCACGGCCAAACGGTAGCCCGCCGACAGCGCCTCGCTGGAGGTGTGGGAGATGACCTCCAGCCCAGCCGCTCGCGCGTCGAGGATGCCCTGCACCCCCACCTGGATGCCGCGGGCCAGGCCACCGGGCGTATCGAAGTCGAGCACGGCGGTCTTGATCTCGCCGTCAGCCACGATCGCCGACATGATGTTGGCGAGCGTCTCGTAGGTCATGATTCCGAAGTAGCGGGTGTAGAAGTCCTCCCGGTACTCCAGGGATCCGCTGACCGGCACTACCGCCACGTCCTCGTAGACGCTGACCATGTTGTCGTAGCCCGCGAACCGGGACGGCTGTTCGTCCTGCAGTCCGGCGTAGGTGCGGATGGCCGCCTCCTGATCGAACTCCTTCAACCGGACGCGCTCCATCTCGAACGCCTCATTGAAGGAGTGCTCCGAGCCGAGCCAGATCACCGTTCCGCTGTTGCCGATCATCTACTGACTCCTGCCGCCGGCCTTCGACGGACTATCAGGCTGAAGCGCCCGGCCCATCGGATCCGAATTTGGGGAGACTTCACCTGCGCGCGTCGAGCGCACCGAGTCTCTGAAGAAGGTCCCTGACAGAGCAGGGGCACCCGCCGGCCGTGGCGGGAGCCCAAGCTCTTCGGTTGCATCGTCATCGCCGATCAATCCGACCGACAAAAGCTCCAGGATCCGATCCTGTCGCATCGTCTTGAACGCTTCCAGCTCGTCTTCCGGGCGCAGGTTGATCGGAGAGAACCGCGCCTTGACGTAGCAATCCACGCCGAACAGTCTGGCTGTCAGCGTGAGCGCCCGAGACATGAAGATGGAGACCGCTGTCTGTGCCGCCGCCGCAACCTTGAGGAAGATCAGCGACTCGGTATTGGACAGGGACTGCGACCCGGAAAGCCTCAAGCCCAGAACAGAAGGCATGGACTTCAACGAGGTCGCCGCCATCCCGGCCAGCACCTGCAACAGTTCCGTGTAATCGGCCTTGTCCCCTCGGCCAGACACGTCCTCGACCGTGCCCACGTCGTAGATGACCAGTGCGTCCTCAGGCTCCATCCCGGCCAGCACGGTCTCAACCTCCTCGCGCACGGATTCCATGTGCGCTTTCATGGCCGCCTCGGTCTTCTTCGCAGCCTCGGGGGCCGCGGCCTGAACCTTCTCGGCACTGAGCGTCACCACCAGCCGACTGTGGCCGGTGCGGCGCACCACCCGGCGCGTGTCTTCGATGAACTCGCCGTAGTAGAACAAGGTCGGCAGGGCTGCTTCCAGCATCGAGCGCGGGTAGGGGTCATCCGCGCCGAGATGGCTCTCGACCACCCAGAAGTTCGGAATGTCGAGCGCGATCTCCTGCGGAGTGTAGCCACGCTGGATCGGGTACTTGCCGTTGCCGTCGCCGCGCGCCTTCCAGACCAGGGACTCGAAGGGCACCAGCTGAATGCGATCGGGGTAGCGCGCCTTGTCGAGCACCAGCTCGCCCGCCACCGCCCCGGTCAGAATGACCTCGCGCAGCGCGGACTCCTTGATCTGCTTGACTGAGCGACGGTCCGCAAACCCGACCCCGTAGTCCCACACCGTGTCCATCATCACCAGCGCGTTGCGAGCGACCAGTGTGCCTTCACGGGAGAACTGATGCGTCATGCTGTCGTAGGCTTTCACGACCAGCTTGGTGTTCGCCACCTGGACCATGTCGAACAGCGCCGTCGACAACGTGCCGTCGAGGCGAACCGCGGTGCGCAGCGCCTCGACGATTCGGTTGGACTGGCGCAGATTCCGAACGGTGTTGCCATCGACGTACCGCATCTGCTCGCGGTTCGGCACATCCGCATCGCGGGCGTACCGGCTGGTCGCATTCGCCGACACAGCCTTCGAGGCAAGGCGCCTCGGAAGGGTCGTCGCTTTTGCGGGCTCAGCCATTGGCAACTCGGTCCAAGTAGTGCCTCCGTTGAGGCTGTGTCCCAACCTTGACGCGGGCCGGGAGTGGCAATGCTGCGATCACCGACTCAGTCTGCACATACGATAGCAAATGACTGGCAATCATGGCAAAAAACAGTGCGTGCGCGTAGTGATCCGGGTCGGTGCTCACCCACGCCTCGGCATCGTCCCCACTCTCCGAGGGACGAACCACCTTCTTGAGCGCCCCAAGGTGCGCTTTCATCGTGTCCTGCTCGGGGCAACGGCAGAAGAGAATCTTGCCGGCGTTGACGCGCTTGGCGACATCGGAGATGAACGGCGTACGATCGGTCTTGACGATGCGCTCCTCAGCGTCGTAGTCCAGGAAGGACATCGTCATGTTGCGTGTCTTGGTGTAGTAAGAGGCTGAGGCCACGCCGTCCGGCAGCGCGTTCATGACGGCTAAGGCCACCGTCCAGTCCGGCCCTGCGTCGATCACCATGCGCTTGACGCCGTACCAGCCGGCCAGCTCGACCACACGATCCTTCAGCGTGTTCTCCGACACCGCGCGCACACGCTCGTAGTGCAGAACCTCCATGCGCTGACTGGTCACAGGCTTGCCGATCAGGATCCAGCTCGTCTTGCCGACGTCCACGCCCATCACAGTCCCGTCAGCGATCCCAGCATGCGGCTCGACCCACTTCAGGCAGTGTGCATTCGCCACTGCCTCGGTGACGAACGAGGTCTCAGCGTCCTCGTATTCCTGGCCGATCGCGAAGTTCACCCAGTCGGCCTTGCGCTTGTAGTTGTCGATCGCGCGGATCGTGCGCGCCAACGGGTTGATCTTGGCGAGGTCGAACGGCTGGATCTGGTAGCCGGCGCGCCGCTCATCGGGCCGCGCCGAGACCCAGACGCGCTTGGCTGGGTCCGCCAGGTTGGCCTGGGAGATCGGGTGCCGGCACCCGGGGCACAGCAGCATCGCCTCGTCGACCTTGACCCGCTCGTTGCGCAGATCGTCGCGCTCGAACGTGATGATGCGCTCGTCGAACCCGGGGATCACCACATCATTCAAGAACTTCGGCACCTGCCACGTCATGCAGTGATCGCACCGCACCGCCCGCCAATTCTGGGTGGACTCGTCGAACAGCCGGGACACGCCGTACCCGCCCACCGTCGGCGTGGAGAACCTGCGCTTGATGATCTGATCCTCCTGCACGTGCCCGAGGCGCGACGCATAGGAGGACAGGACCTCCTGATTGCTGAAGTCGACCTCGTCGTGGAACAGGATGTCGGCCGGGATGGAGATCGCCGCCCGCTTGGTGAACGTGCCACGGATGTAGATGAACGAGTCGCCGAGCTTCTTGATCGAGGTGTTGTCGACGTTGCGGTCGAGCTTCTCCCGCATCTGCGGAGAGTCCTTGATGACGGTATCGAAGCGGGTGGTCGAGAAGATCGAGGCGTCGGTCGAGGTCGGCAGGGTGAAGATGACGGTCGACTTGTGGAAGATGTCGGCCATGCCGAGCGCGCTTCGCACCGACAGCTCCGAGATCCCGGCCTGGGCGATCTTCTTCACGCACAGGTCCTG